CATGAATAAAGATCCCATTGAAAATTGTTCATTTGCCATTTTAAGCTCTGTTTAGTTTGTGTTGAAAAGTTAATATATATTGAAAAATATTTTCGTTATCCGTTGTTAAATTTACTTCCGATGAACCTAACTGCATAGTTTCTACGATCACAAAATCCGAAATCGTTAAGCCTGTAACCTCTATAATTTGCTGAACCGTTTCCGATATTTTAACTGCAAACCCACTATCTTCTACCCCGTTTGGATACCTTGTAACCATTGCTACGTCTACCGTACATTGATACCAATACCCGCACTTTGTTTTATTTTGAACCTTTGTCTGTGAGCTTATTATAACGTATTTCTTTGCTACAGTCGTGATAGGCGCAATCTTACTATATACAGGTATTGCAAGAGATCCAATTACTAAGGATGCTAAAGCTGTTTTATAGGCTGTGAGCAAAGCTAAGTTCGGGTCTTTCATAGTCAAATATAATTATTTTTTTGCATTATATTGATTTGTCAATCTATTTAAGAAAGTTTTTAGCTTTTCAGGGTATTTTGCAGCCTCTTCTAAATACGATCCTGTAAAGAAAGGCCGTGCAGGGAGATTAATTTTCTTAATGCCTCGACCTTTAAATGTAATCGCATAATCTTTAAACACCGCCTCAACATTTACTAAACCACCCGTACCCCAATTAACATACGGAGCGTATGGAGCGTTTGCGAAAATTATAGATTTGTTGAAATTTAGCCGTGCCGTAGTTTTGCCGATTGATTGCTTTAGTCCAGATATATCTGTAGGGGCTCTTATTTTGGCTTTATTGGCTATATCTTCCGCAGTACTATTAGTAATTGCCACCGCCATCCGTTTAGCATCGTCCCCAAAGGCATCAATTTGCTTTAGCAGTTTGGAAATATCAATTGAAGTTTTCATCTACAAATCCAATTTTTTTATAAATATATAATTCATCTTTTTGTACAGTGGAAATCAATCTGTATAAAGTTCCTCTATTAACATTAGCCCATTTACAAGCCGTTTGGATTGTAAATCCTTTTTTTACGCCATCTAAAACCTTTTTAAATATAACTTGACTATCATGTTTATTTTTTCTTGCACCCTCTTGCCAGCCGTTTTTTTTGCGTTGATAAAATCTTTGATAACAAGTCATACAAAGATTTTTTGATACGGAAATTTTACCACATTTACAATTTACCTTTAATGGCTTTTCGGGCTTACTATCCCTTATCCGTTCCCTAAATTTCCTTTGTGCTTCTTTGCCAGCCGTTAAATTATAAGCCTTTGTTCTTTCTTTACCTTTTTCCGTATTACGTTGCATCTTGCTGTAACAAGCTTGACACATCCCTTTGCAAAAAACATCCTGTTTATTGCATCCCGAGCAAAAAATAAAAATACTAACTTGCCGAGTTTTCATCTGTAACGGAAACTTTTATGTCGTAAAATCTGCGCCTGTCATCTACATCCACAACGGAATGAATACTGAAATATTTATCTTCATATAGAATACGCATACTTTTTACAGGCGTGAAATCGTGTCTAAACCGAACTGTAAAAGTTCCATCATAAGTAATTACGAACTCTGATGCCTGAATTGCTCTATCCCCTTTATTGGATCTAAACTTACCCCATGTTTGGCCGTTGGTTAAAGTTAATACCGGAAGCCATGTAACAATAGTATCCCCTTCTGCATTAGTCGTAATGACTGCATTTACAAATGTAATACGTCTGTCTAGTGCGCCCGGGTTCATTAAAATAGAGTTACACGTTTGTATGGTTGTAATAAAATATCTACAATAGCAGGGTAGTGAGTTTTCGGGTTATCCCTATTCTCGTATAAATAGGTAATCATTTCTTTTAGTGCGGTCTGGATTGCTGCCGGGGTTTCCGTTCCGCCTTCGTAATCCCATCCGTAACCAGCTACGTAAACTAAAGTCTGGTATCCTGTTTCATAAGAAAGCACGTCCGTAAACCATTCAGATTGATCTTCTTCATAATCAACAACCTCTAGATCGGTATTTGTCAGGCTTTCAATAGACAGCAAAGGATAGTCAAATATTCGGTACGTACCCTTTTTATTAGTTCTGACTGAAATTGTGCGCTGGTATAATATTTGACAGGTCATTAATTCAACTTCCTGAACTGATGCCGTTATTAGGCTTTCGATCAGCGTATCATCATAATTGTAATCAGCATCAAGCCTTAAAAATAGCTTTGCTTCAGATAGGGTTACGACATTTAGAGCGTTCATACCGTTTTTATATTAATGCTAAGTTATTAATTTTTTCCAACCAAATGTTAAATTCTGCCAAAGTTTTTATAGGATCCAATTCCTTTGCCCTTTGCAATGGATTAGATTTAGGTAAATTTCGGATAGCATGTACCCATTTATCTATATTATTTCGTTCTATAAATATACCGTTTTCTCCCATGCTATCACGAAAACCTGCAATATCAGAAGCAATTACAGGTATTCCACAACATAAAGCCTCGACCTGTGCCATCCCGTAGCTATCATATTCGGAAGGTGCTATCATTATTTTGGTCTGTGATAGGTAAATTCTAAGGTCATTCACCATAGGAACGTATTTTATATTCCTGACTTTTTCATCCTTAACCTGATGATAATAGCCACCCTGAACGGCCATAAATTCTACATCAGGCATACGCTTAGCAATCTCGATCAAGATTTGACCCCCTTTATTTTCATTGTGATTGACTAAGGTTACATATTGGCCGTTAATGGTCTGGCTGTAATCCCTATAATCTACAGGAGGAGGCAATACAAAACATTCCTGATCGTAGTTTAATTCTCGCTTTGTGTTCTCGCAATTATAAACCGTAAAGCAGTTTTTACGAATGTTAACTTGCGGATATCCACAATTATTATGCGCAAAATTTACCACCTTTTTAGTTAGCTGTTTTGATTTGTTCATTGCATAACCGGTGCCAGATAGTTGCGTAAATACAACATCTGCCCAATCCCATAGGCCGTTATTGCAGGACTTCCAATTTTCTTTTGCTTGATAAACTTCAATGCCTTCAAAAGTGTACGGTTCAGGGCAACGGGTAATGGCTTTAATTGTGTGCCCTTTGCTCATTAAGTATTTAGCTACCCTGTGAAGGTATATTTCAGATCCTGCGCGCTGGTGTGGTAGGTAGATTCCCGGGCAAAGTAGGATGTTCATCTCACCTCAATAAATAAATACGGCTTCGGAATCCTAGTCTTACCATCGTAGGTATGCAGATCAGAAGGATGATAGTGATAGCTTTTGATGGTAGTTGCCGGATTGTAAAGCACATACCCAGCCTGATTTAGCTCCCATGCAATCCTATTGTCACATCCCGGAACACCTAAAAAGAAATCACAGAACCGAACCTTGCGTACCTTGCCCTGAAATATCCAAACATCTTGACTAAACCGCTCATTGTGTAGCTTTGGTTCTTGACCGGGTTTTACATCCCACCGTGACAAAGCCACGCAAGTACGCGCGTTTAGGATTAACTTGCTCAAGCTATTATCAAAGTAAATATCTGTATTTGAGATTAGTGAAATCTCGTGTTCATTCTGGCAGTACGTATTTACCGCATCAAATAACATTCTGTATGTTGGTCTGCAATTTCCTATAATCGTGATCTTTGGGGTTTCAGGTATAGGACATTCGGTAAATATCAGTATCCTGTCAATTAATGGATTTTCGATATTTCGGTTAAGGCAATAGATAAGTTCCTTTTGCCGTTCAGGGTTTTGGTCTTGATAGAATGAGGTGTATAGGGTGATCATAAACTAACCAACCCCGTACCTGTATGATGCCCTATGTGTGTAACATCCCATTTATCCTGAGTAATCCCGTCCCAAAAGGTTTGCATTTGCCGGTTTAAATGTATATCATCAAACATTACTAAGCCATGATAATCAATTTCAATTAGCTTATTCATAAATTCCTGTTCAAAATCGCCATTGTGAAACGTGTCTAAAAGGATGAAGGGAGAATAAAGAATTAAATCGGGATGATCAAGTATATTAGCAATCCTGAACTCGATATTTTCAATCCTTATATGATCAATTTCAGGCTGTGAGCTTAAATCATAAGATACAACCTCATTATTCTCGTTATAACTCAAAGCCCTTGCAGAATCACCTTTATAGGTTCCAATATCAAGCAGTATTCTATTCCTAAACAAAGTACTAATATAAGCTAGTAGCCTGTAATGTTCTTGACCTGCTTCAAGATTAAACCAATGCTGAACGCCCGTAAATTCGGATAGGTCTATTTCGTTCAGCTCCTCACGGGTTACAGATAGGATTTTTTCAATCATACTGCGTCATTATTAAATTAAGTTCATTCTTAGTCATGTATTTGTCAATTGCGTGATAGCCAAGCGAGCCAAGCCCAAAGATAGTTTCAACACTAAACTTTTGAGCGAGCTCCTTAGTCGGTAGGTTAGCCCTGTAAAACATTAATTCATTGCAGAAATAAATATCTTCGTTACCGTGAATATTCATACCCAGATACGGCAAATATTTGCAAACCTCATACATTTTTTCAGGATTCCGAATTGAAAGACCTCCGTTCATACATCCCGGTATATTTTCAATCGGGGCTCCGATAAAATCATATTCCAAAAACTCCTCAATGCCATGCCTCAATAGTCCTGAATCGTGTTGAAAGATTAGCACCTTCTCGTATCTGATAAGCTCAACCCAGAAATCTCCATCAGTAAGTAAACTATTATACCCCGATGCCGTTTTTGTAGATGAATTATCTATTGTAAATATCGGCCACCCTTTAGGTATAAACGGCCTATGCCTTTCAATAGCCTCCTTAGCTATCTCTTGCCTATCGTCAATTATTATCGCTGCGTACTTCATATACCTAAAACAAAATTAATACAATATGCAACCCATTTGATAATTAATATAAAACAAATACAGGCCATAGGCAATACCACTATTATACCTACAGTGTAAACTAGTATTGTGTAAATCGGTTCCCACATTTCGTAAACTATCCTTTTTGTTACTTTTTTCATACTACCCTCTTATTAAAATTTTCATGATTCTTTAAAATCTCAGGCAACGTATTTTTATCAAATGGAACGGGATTCCACAAATCACGAGCCACACAATGAACATCCCCAAATGGTGCTTCTGGTGACCAACTATAATAAACATCTTGTAACCATCCCGGCCTAACCTCGTGAGCGTGACCGAAAACACCGAACTTATAGGCCATAATCTCTACGGGCTGACAGGTGCTGAAATGGTATATAGTTTGCTGTAGGTTTATATCCTGATCCTGATTCTTACGATTCAGATTTTCAATTCTAATAGGTCTGAATCCATCCGTACAAACCCAGTCAAA